ACATCGTTCTTTAACCCGAACGTCACTGTTAATGTAACTGGTAATGCATTAACTCTTTCAATTGGAAGTTCTTCTGCATTAGCAGGAGCGTTTGTAACACCGACTGGTAATCCTTTAACACTAGGTTTTGGGTCCTTAACTATTGCTGCAGCAGCAAACGTTACACCTACTCCTACACCATTAACTTTAGGTGTTGGTACAGTTACAGTATCAGCAGCAGCTAATGTTTCTGTTACTGGAAACCAATTGACCATTGGCACTGGAAGTGTTACAATAACAGCCGCTGCGAATGTAAGTCCTACAGGCGTGCCTATGACTCTTACTGTCAATGATCCTGGTATCATTACATGGCAACCTATAGACCCAGGAGCATCACAAACATGGGTTAATATAGACCCGTATTAGGAGAAGTATGGCATCAAGTTTTTCAACAAATTCAAAATTAGAGCTTATAGCTACGGGTGAAAAAGCAGGTCTTTGGGGTACAATTACTAACACAAACCTACAGATATTAGAACAACTAGCTACAGGTTATCTATCAACAGCACAATTAGCATCTGGAGATTTAACTTTAGCACTTGATAATGGTGCAACGTCAAACGGTAAAAACATATATATTAAATTAACTGGTACATTAGGTGCAAACAGAAATGTAACTATACCAGATGGATCTGAAAGAATTATTATATTTGAAGACGCAACAACAAGAGGCACATCTACTCTATATACAATCACAGTTAAAACGGTATCAGGGACCGGGGTTGTGTTACCTATTGGATCTAAATCATTAGTATATTCTGATGGTACCAATGTTAGTCTTGGAATTAGAAACAAAGGTTATGTAACTTTAAACTCTTCAACAATCACTGCATACACAGCAGTAGATGGTGATCAAATATTTGCAAATACAACAGCTAACCCAATTACGGTAACTTTACCTGCATCACCAGCAGTAGGATCAGAGGTTACGTTTATTGATGCAAGAGGGACTTTTAACTCTAACAACTTGATTGTAAATAGAAACAGTCAACCAATAAATACAGGTACATCAAACCTAACACTAACAACTAATGGTCAAGCTTTTACATTAGTGTATGTAGATGCGACGAGAGGCTGGGCTTACAAAACTAACACGGCATAGGAGTAACTAGTGGCTCTTATTGAATACAATTTCTTACCAGGAGTTGACAAACAGAACACATCTGCTGGAGCAGAGAATAGATGGGTAGATTCTGATAACGTAAGATTTAGATATAATCTACCTGAAAAAGTTGGTGGTTGGTCCTCTTTAGTATCAGATACTATTGTCGGTGTTGCTAGAAAACAACATGCATTTGTTGATCTAAATGGAAACAGATACGTGGCTCTTGGAACAGATAAATTTTTATTATTATATTTTGAAGGACAATTGTTTGATATAACACCTTTAAAAGCTACTTTAAGTTCTTCTACAATTGCAACTGTAAGTGCTTCAGCTGTTTGCACAATAACAACTTCTACATCACATAATTTAGAACCTGGAGATATTGTTTTATTAGACAGTGTAACATTACCAGGTGGTACAGGTTTTAGTGCGTCAGATTTTGAAGATAAATTATTTCAAGTAACATCAGTTCCAACCCCAACAACTTTTACAATTACACAAAGTTCTAATGCTGGTGCAACTGTGTCAACCGGTGGAAGCATTGCAGTTAAACCTTATGAAAGAATAGGTCCTGCTGCACAAAACTATGGTTATGGTTTTGGTATATCACAATGGAATGGTTCGGTATCTGGTGCTGCAACATCTACATTAAATGGATCATTAAGTGCAAACTCTGCAGGTACAGGTGGTTCTGGCACAAATGTTACACTAACTTCTACAGCTAACTTCAGTTCTGCTGGTAGAATATTAGTAGAGAGTGAATTAATATCTTATGCTTCTGTTTCATCACCAAACTTACAAACTATTGTAAGAAACGTAGATGGCACAGATAATGCAGCACACAACACAGGAGTAACTGCAACGGATGCTACAAACTTTTCTGATTGGGGTGAAGCAGTTCTTGCATCGGAAGTAACTCTTGAACCAGGTCTTTGGAGTTTAGATAACTTTGGTCAAGTATTAATTGCAACGATTGCAAACGGTAAAACATTTACATGGAACGCAGGTGCAGCATCACCTTTGACTACAAGAGCATCCACTTCTACATCTGGTTTTTCTACATCATCAAATCCAACTGCATCAAGATTAACTTTAGTGTCACCAACAACACGTCACTTATGTCATTTTGGAACAGAAACAACGATTGGAACTACAACGACACAAGATGACATGTTTATAAGATTTTCAAATCAAGAAGATATAAACAGTTATGCAATTACAGCAACCAACAGTGCTGGTGATTTTAGGTTGCAAGATGGTACAAAAATTATCAGTGCTATTAAAGCAAAAGAAACTATTCTAGTATTTACAGACAATGCACTCTACACAATGAAATTTGTGGGTGCACCTTTTACATTTAGTTTTGAACAAGTAGGTACAAACTGTGGTTTGATAGGTAAGAATGCAGTTGTTGAAATAGATGGTGCAGCTTTTTGGTTGTCACCAAATGGTTTCTTTATGTTTGATGGTACAGTCAAATCACTACCATGCACAGTAGAGGACTTTGTATATAATAATTTTGATACCACTAAAGGTCAACAAGTTGCAGCAGGAATCAATAACTTATTTACAGAAGTTATCTGGTATTACCCATCACAAGGATCTAGTTTTAATGATAAGTATGTTGTATTTAATTATGGTGAGTCTAGTAGTTCTAGAATGCCTGGAGGAATATGGTACACAGGAACAGAATCAAGAACATCTTGGATTGATGCAATTGTATACCCTAAACCCTATGCTACCAAATACGACTCTTCAAGCAATGGGAGTTTTCCTGTAGTAATAGGTCAAAGCGGACTAGGTCGTACTCAATTTTTTGAACACGAAGTAGGAACTGATCAAGTTAACGAAGACGGGTCAACAACAGCTGTAACTTCTTTTGTTAAGTCTTATGATATTGATATAGAACAAAGACAAAGAACTAGACCAGGACAAGCAGCTGGACCAAAAGTATCTGGTGAATTTTTCTTAGCAATGAGAAGATTTGTACCAGATTTTAAGGCATTGACAGGTAATGCTAAAGTAAGTTTAGGTGTTAAAAGATATCCACAAGAATCAGATACTACAACAACATTAAGTCCATTTACAATAAATTCAACTACACTTAAAAAAGATACAAGAGCTAGAGGTAGGTTTGTAAATGTTAAAATAGAAAATGATAGTTCTGGTGAAGAGTGGAGATTTGGCACACTAAGATTAGATGTACAAGGAGACGGTAGAAGATAATGACAAAGATTAATATAAGAATACCAGAACCTAAAGAAGAATACGACGTATCTAACCAAAAACAAATTAACAGGGCTTTAACTATTATGAAAGATCAGTTAAACTCAACTTTTTTAAACGAACTAAAACAGGAGCAAGAGAGATTCTCTTGGTTTGTAGGTGGCTAATATATATAAAAATGCAAAAGTAGATCTAACTACTACAGATAATACTACGGTGTACACAGCACCATCTGATTCTAGAGCAATAATTAAAAGCATTCTAGTGTCCGAGGACGCGGGATCGGGGACCACGGTAACTTTTACTATAACTGATGCTGCTTCAACGGTATTTAATCTATTTAAAGATAAATCAATAGCCTCAAAAGTAACAACAGAGCTGCTAACTCACCCTTTAATTTTAGAAGAAAATGAGGTATTAAAGGCACAAGCGGCTGATGCAAATGAATTACACGTTATTGCATCGATATTGGAAATAAACAGAGATTAATATGTCATTTATAGAAACAGAAGCATCGTACAGAATAGAAATAATAAACGGTAAACCAGTTAAAATTATTACACCACAAACAGAAGTAACATTAACAAATACAAAAACAGGGCAAGAGTATAACTCAGATGCAGAAGCTATGCAAGACGTACAAAACCCTGAAACAGAGACTGTAGCTGACGATATTAGAAGAGATGTTAAGGTAACTGTAGAAGCTTTACCACTTGGAGGAGATACTAAATTATAATGGCATTAAATCCATACGATCAATCAGTATACGACGCAGGTTTTAAATACATACCTCAGAGTCAGTATTTATTAAATCCGTTTCAAATACCACAAGGTGAAGAGTCAGAAGGAAACGTGGCTCCGGGATTACCTGCTATCTACCAAGCACAAGGTGGTGGAGGTGGTGGAGGCGGTGGAGATTATGCAGCTTCTCTTGGTTTAGGGCCAGATACTCGTGGATACATTGGAAACTATCAAGACATGAATTTTGACGACATGTATTCTTACACCCCACAAGGTATTCAAATGGAGGGTATAGAATACCCTGCTATAGCTGGAGATATTGATACTCAATATCCAAATAAAATAATAAATGAATATATAAAACCAGCTCCAGAAATATTTGATTTAAAACAACCAAACATTTTTAGTAAAGGATTTGATTTAGCTAAAACTGCAGGGAGTGGATTAATTTCATTAGCTACAGGTATACCTTTTGCAGGGCCGTTATTAGAAAAAGGTTTAGGTGCAATATCAAGTCAATTTGAAAACAGACCTCTTGGCGCTGCAGTCATAGATGAGTTTGGTAATGTATATAGTGAAGATGAATTAAATAAACAAAACGCATTAGGTGGATATTATACAGATGCTGCAAGATCCGCTAGAAGAAGAAGTGCACGAATTGCTAACATGATTGAACGACAAAGAATGGGTAAAAAAATATCTGAAGCAAATTTAGCAAAATTACAAGCACAAGAAAAGAAACAAGAAGAAATAAGACAAGCTGCTGCACGAGCTATGCAAGATAGAAACAGAGCTGAGGGCAGAGGCGGTTATCAAGCTGGTTATGGTTCTGATTTTATGGAAGGACCTTCTGGTGCAGGTACAGGTTTAGGTGCTTCTGATAAAGGCGGTTCGGATACTATGGGCTCATTTATGGACGGAGGTATAGTAGATCTTGTAGATATTTATGATTGATTATAGGATAAAAAGACAATAAAAAGGTAAAATTATGGCAATTTCAAGAATGGATATGGAAAGACAACTAAGAGCTGGCGGTGGTATCATGACACTAGAAGAGCCAAGACAAGGCTATTTTCTAGGTAAAATTGTAAGAAAAGCCAAGAAAGCTGTAAAGAAAATTGTTAAATCACCAGTAGGTAAAGCAGCTTTATTAGCAGGTGGTGCATATTTAATGGGAGGTGGTGGATTACCACAGTTTTTAGGTGGTAGAGGTCTTGGTGGTTTTCAATCTAGTTTATTAAAATCTAGATTACTTTCTCCTTTTGGTAAAACTGTTGGTGGTAAATTTGATTTTAGTGGACCATTAGCAGGTTTAGTTTCTAAAGATGGTCAGTTTAATTTAGGTCGTGCTGCACTTACAGGCCTAGGTGCTACAGCAGTTGCTGCACCATTCTTTATGGGTGAGGAAGAAGTAGAAGAAGATATTCCATTTACTTCACCAATGGCAAACATCGAAGCTATTAGAGATCAAGCTAAAGCATACTATTCAGATCCAACAAACTCTGCATTATATTTTATGCCTCCTAAATCAGCTGTAAGAAGTTCTTTCTACGCTGCTGATGGTGGATTAGCTAGTTTAAGACCAGGTTATAGATTTGGTAACATGGTACAAAAAGCAGGTCAGATGATAAAAGCTGGAGTGGGTAAAGTCAAATCTTTATTTGATGACGCAGATATAAATGTAAGTATTAGAGATGAAGATGTCCTTACAGACTCTGGATTACAAGCACAAGCCGTTGGTAATGATGTGTTTATTACACCTAAATCAAACAAAGCTATAAAAGTTATAGATGGTTTGATTGATGAAGGTTATGATATTTCTAAAGCAGAAGACGGTAGTTACACTATCAATGCTTTAGATGAAGGCGCTTTAGATATAATAGCTAAAAAATTAAGATTAGGTGACAAAAACGTAGATGAATTTATGGAAGGTTTACCACAATACGTTGATGAAATGGGTTCAGAAGAACAAATGATCTACGATGCTTTAAGAAACAGAAAAGCTGAAGGTGGTTTAATGGACCTAGGTGGCTTAGAAAAAGATTACAGAGAAGGTGGTTTTGTACCACTAGGGGCTGAGGAAAGAGCTGACGACGTACCAGCTAGACTCAGCAAGAATGAATTTGTATTTACAGCAGATGCTGTAAGAAATGCAGGTGAGGGAGATATTGATAAAGGTGCAGAAGTTATGCAAAATATGATGGACAATCTGGAAGCAGGTGGTACTATATCAGAAGAGTCCCAGGGAAAAGAAAATCCTGCACAAGAAATGTTTAACCAAGCACAAATGTTGGAGAGTAGAATAGCATAATGGCATTACCAGATTATTTAGAATCATCCGCAAAAGATTTTGCCCGTCAGCTGACGGCTAGTACATCTACACCTATTAATACAGGTACGTTTACAGGCAGATCTTTTGTTGCTGGTGAAGATCCTTTACAATCACAAGCGATCAACCTTGCAACACAAGGTATTGGTGGTTATCAACCTTACTTAACACAGGCACAACAACTTACTGGCACTGGAGCAGGGACCGGGCCTGGATCTATTGCATCATTCATGTCACCATATCAGTCTGGTGTTATTGATGAAACACTAAGACAATATGATTTATCAAGACAAGGTGGTTTACAAGATATTAGTCAACAAGCTTATACATCGGGTGCATTTGGTGGCGGTAGACAAGGTGCGTTAGAAGGACAATACATGGCAGATACTGCACTTGGTAGAGCAGGTATTACAGCTCAACTAAACCAACAAGCGTTTGCAGATGCAACAGCTAGAAGAGCACAAGATTTACAAAATCAATTTGCACTATCAAACTTTCAAAGATCAGGACTTGCCGGTGATGTTGCATCATTAGGTAGCCTAGGTGCATTTAGACAAGGTTTAACTCAACAACAATTACAAGCAGATGCGGATGCCGCAAGAACTGCAGCTTACGAACCACAACAAAGACTTCAACAATACGGAGGCGGTCTAGGACAATTAGCTGGATTCGCATCTCCAGCACCTGCATTTACAGGTAGCAGTCCTTTCGGAACTGCATTAAGTACAGCTACAGGTATTGCAGGTTTATTCGGTAAACTATACGGGTAATACATGAGACCATTAAATAGACCAATGTTCAAATACGGTGGCCCTATCAAAGAGGGTATCATGACCGGTATGAAAGAGAAGCAAGCTATCAATACTGTTGGTAGTCCACTAGCACCAACTGATTCATCAGGAAGACAAGGTTATGCAGTACCGATAATAGGTGCTGGACTTGCGGCAGCCGCAAGATTTTTACCAGCAGCTTTTAGAGGCATAAGAGCAGCCAGAGCTTACAAACCTCTTTCACAAAATTTAGGTTTTACTGGTAGATTAAAAGATATTTTTACTCCTAGAGGTGCATTAAAAGCTGATCCAAAAGCCGTAGGTTCAACAGGTCCAATGCAAATTTTACCTGGAGAAGGAGCCGGCTTTAAATTTGGTTCTCTTTTAAGAAGAAACCCATTAACTTTAGGGTTACCCGCAGCTTCTTTAGGTGCTGAAGCAGTAGTTGGTGCAGCTAAAATGGCTCCAGATCTTTTAAAATCATACGCTAATCAAATAATACCTTTTGCAGATCCTTTTACTGTTGGTAAAGGAGATCCAAAAGCAACAGGTGATGCTGTAGCAATTGAAAGACTAGATAAAAATAAAACTGTAGCTAGTGGAGACACTGGTGGTGATCCAAACACAACTGAAAAAACAGACGCAGAGAAACAAAAAATAAATGAAGATAGAATTAACGAAACAAAACAAAAATACTACAAACTAATGGGTATAGATAAGATGAACAAAGAAGCTGTTTATGATTCATTGATAGATGCAAGTAAAGTTATACAGGCAGAAGGTGGTGATCTAAAAGGATCTATCAGATCAGGTAGTTTACAAACACAACTTATAGACGCTATATCTAAAAACTTAGATAAATCTGCAGATCTTAAAAAGAAAATTGATTCAGCTGTGCTTACTGCTGAGATTCAAAAAGATATTAACAAAACTAAAATGTCTGATTTTGATAAACAACTAGCAATACTTGGACCTGAAGGTTACAGAAAGAAAGCATTAGGTGAAACTTCTGTAGCAGATATGGTAGCTGCAACTAAAGCAAAAGGAACTTTAGTTAATAGTGATATTGTATCTTCATTTATTGAGTCTAAAGGTGGTAAAGTTACAGATACTTTTGATGATACTAAATATCAAAAATGGGAAAAGAATAACACAGGTAAAGACGAAATAGATTACATAACTGAAAACTTTTCTACAATAGATCCAGGTGTTTATGTAGTAAATGGAAGAGCTGTTCAAATAGGTGTTGGTGAAGATGGTAAGAAAACAGCAAACTATGTTGAT